ACTGTCGATTGCACGCTCAACTTCTCGATCATACTCAACCTGTGACATTCCATCAGAAATGTGGGTAATTCTTCCAAGATAGTTGCACGTGTAATAACCTTTTTCTGTATCAAAGTTATTCCAATCATTAAACTCAGTGATTGGATTAAAAGGATTATCAAAAGTTGTAATAGCAACTCGTTTGCTTGTGTTCTCGTGGGTCTCTGCCATACTACTTCACTCCTTTCAAATACTTTGAAACTGTTGATGTTGAAACACCAAGTTTATTTGCAATTTCCTGCAATGTATAGTTAGATGCAGCAAGAGCTTTGATTCTGCTGACTTTTGCTGAACTGAGTTCAGAAGTCTGTTTTGGCATTGCTCTTTCTCTAAGCTTATCAGCATTTGCATTATTGAGAATACGAACAAGCATGTTATTAGTTATGGCACCAGCCTGAATAGCTTCCCATTCTTTGTCTGTAATGTTAATTTCTCTGTCTCTTCTTGAAGATGCACCAACATCTATACGACTGGCAACTATAGCCTGCTGAGATGCCTTCTTTATATCGCTAACCTTGAGATCCTTATTGTTTGCTTTCTTTTCGCCAACAATAACACTGGCCTTTCTCTGTGCTGCACGCTCCCTCGGTGCATTGAGTTCGGCAGTATTAAGTTTCTCTTCCAGACTCTTTACCTCTGATGCATACTTCTTCTTAGCCTCTTTTGACATAGCTATATTTTCTATATTTGCATAGTCCAGTCGAGCTCGGTTGGCCATAGCCTTCATGCTATTAGCATAATCTGCATACAGTAGTTCCATAGGGTGTCTAGCCTTGGATACTAATGTATTAGCATCGTCTGTCTCAGCCATCTTAGTACTCTGCTGTTTCTTATAGTCCCTTGCATACTCTATGGTACCCGTCTTATCAGTATAGGTTACTTCCTTGGTCACGGGGTCTATATGCTTAACAGGGGTATACTTCTCTGCTGCTACTGGGTCGTCCTTCTTATACTTGATGGTCTCACCGGATGCGGTCTTGATACTAACCACTCCTGACTTACTCGTGGATCGCTTAGGATAGTACAGGTCTTCAGTGGTCTTGTATATAAGTGCACCTTCAGGCTTGCTTGGGTCATACCAATCTTTGCCTTTTTGATTGATCTTTGGTGTACCTTGTCGCTTTGGTACTGACGTTTCACCCTTGCTTCTCGAAAGAATTGTAGCAGCGCCACCAGCTCTTACAAGATTCCCGTTCTCATCGTATTTAGGCTGATACTCTTTTCTAAGAGCTGAAATGTTATTGTCATGCTCGCTCTGTTTATAGTCTAGCTTATGCTTCTCAGCATCAATAACTACCATTGAATGTCTAACTGCTGCTGCAAGCTGATCTTCTCCAGCTCCCGCAAGTGTCATATCTGTAATCAGATTTGAAATTTTCCCCATCTCAGTCTGAGTGTTCTTCATGATCCTGTACTCATGGCCATTACGATAGTAGTGCTTCTCTCCATTACTATCTACTTTGCACTCACCGCCATAAGCAACCTTAGGATCAAATCCCTCAAGCCCCTTCAAAGGCTTTGTGGATGTGATCTTAACTTTTCCACCGGCATCATGCGTTGGAATACACATAGCAGTATCACCATCAAAGTCTGCTCCAGACAATCTTTCTGCTACTTTGCTGTTAATACCTATGGCATCCTGAACATCACCGCCAAGAAGTTTCTTTGCCTCTTTATAATTGTTGTTTACAGTAAGTATAGGTATCTCAAATGTTCCACCATGCGGAAATCTGATGAGTGCTAGCTTGGTTCCTGTTTCATAGTTGGGGGCATACACTTCTGTGTCCTTCATTGTTGGAAATGGGATAATAACATGATATCTCTGTCCCGGAAGTGCTGCCGCCTGAAGATTAACTGCTGCTGAATCACAGCCCTCTGCAAACTTCTGAAGATAGTGTTTTTTTATGACAGGATTCGTAAGGGACATAATCTCGTCATATTCTGCTGCTTTGTCTGCCTTGGCGAGATCTAGCTGCTTCTTTGCCATCGTTACAGACTGCTTACCAAGAAACTGCGATGGGAGTGCATTTTTCCATTCAGTCCAGTCACCCTGATCAGCTCTTTTATTTATAAGCCCCAGTTTTTCTTCTCCGGTCTTAGCGTCTTTGTACCAATACTGTCCACCCTGGTCAGCATCTTTTATAAGAGATCCAAAAGGATTGTCTGGGTCACTCTTGATGTCTTTAAGGACTTCCATCTTTGGCACGTCTTTTGTTTTATTTGTATTAAATATAACGTCAACGCCATCTGGCATATCGTCAGAATATACTGCCATACCTTTGAGATACTTCTTACCGTCTACCATGATACGAACCTGTGCATATTTGGAATCACCAAGGCTAAGGTCTTGGCATCCTCTACGAAGTTCTATTGTTCCGTCCTTTTCTATTCCACCATCTTCACTATAACGAATCATAAGCCGCTTGGAATCAAGACTTTCTGGATATGTAAATTTACGATGGAATGTTTCACCGCCATCTGTTGAAAAATAGTCGGTCAAAGGTTTGACTTTATCCAGATCATATATTTCTGAATGTGGTATATCTGGTTTAGTAAGAACTTTCTGAGTAGTCATCTGGTTTGAATTAGTCGCCTGTGGAAATCTACCATTATATACATGGTATCCTTCTCTTTCCAGAATGGTTAATGCCTGATTCATCTTCTCCTCAGAAATATGAAGCTCACGCTCAACTCCCTTACCGACATCAACCATACCCTTCTTATCGACCTGCTCTCTCATGAAATCAGCAGCATTCCTAGCCTGTTTCATTCGACTCTCAGAATCTGCATTGAGCAGTGATCTGACTGTGGATTCAGATATACCCATCTGCCTTCCAATCTCTGTAGCGCCAAGACCATCTTCTTTGAGTGACTTAGCTCTTGATACATCGAGCATTCTTCTCTCGTCCTTACAAAGAGACTTCTCGGTTCTATACTGTGTTGTTGTCATACCAAAGGTATTTCTTATATTATCCGGAGTTTCTTCCCAGCCGTCTTTCTTGAGTGATTCAACTCTACTCAAAAAATCATCGCCATGCTGATATGGGTTTTCTCCGGACCCCCAAGGATATCTACCAGAACGCCTCGGCATTCCGTAATGCTCAAGAACCTCAGCATCTACGGGTTCTGAACCACATCCCAAATTTGATTTTATTTCATCTGAAATTGAACTCATGATTTAAGCAGCCTCCTTTTCTAACTTTTCAAGAAGTTTGTCGAGGTGGATTATCTTGTCCATGATCGGAGCAATCTCCTCTGCTGTCGGATTATGAACCAGCACTTCATCCTGCTTGTATAGTCGGAGTTCCATCTCAATGTCGCCAGGAGCAACATGATATTCAAGACAAAATAAAGCAGCATAAACCTCCAGCTGCTCGATATGGTCTTCGATCTTTCCAGACTTACCAGTTTTTAAATCATGAATTCGTAATACATTATTCTTGAAAGATATGGCATCCGCTGTGCCAAAAAATCTCTCAGAATAAAATAAAACAACCTCTGTACTCATCTTGAATCCGATTGCATCATTTACATATGCATTCAAAGTCTTCTTTGTACGAGGTTGTTTAATCCCAAGGTCTATTGTTTCTTTAGCCCATGCATGGAGCCTTGTTCCAAGCTGTGCCATTTTCAGGTTTCGATACACCTCAATTGCTTTGGTATCGTCATACCTGAGCCACGAGCTTTTACTCGCCGAGAAAGGCGCGTGAAGGCCTTCCAGTTTCAAATGCTGATTGAAGTTCATCTAAAATTTCCTCCTTGTTCTCCGGGTAAATAAAAGCAGCGTATGACATCTTATCCATAAGGTGTACATAATAATCCTGGTTTGGACGATGACTTGCTCTTTTGCTCTCTTTACCTTCCAGTGCTGCCCATTTGTCCCTATACAAAATAAGCAGGTCTGGTATTCCCTGTTTTTCTGTGGCATCCAGATGTATTACCATACTTCCTGGAAACCGATGTTTGATTTCTTTTTTTAGATCCGCCTTGAATTTTCCTTCAGGTGTCACTAAAACATTCCCTCCTTTCAATTTTCAGAAAGAAAAATAGAAGCACACATAAATATGGCGCTTCTTACCTCTCTCTCTATAAAAGG